GTCTTGTACAGGCAGATAACGTAACTGATTCTACTGGATACACTGATGCTTCTGCATCTATATCCACAGACGGTGGTCTATCAGTTACTAAGAAAGCATATGTTGGTGGTGACTTCTCAGTTGGTGGTGCTGCTGGTATTAAAGCATCTATCACTGCTGCAACTGGTAACACAGATATCAAAGGAACACTCAACGTTGATGACGCTGTAACCCTCGGATCAACTCTTGGAGTCACAGGTCAGATTACAGGTGATGTAACTGGTGATCTAACAGGTAATGCTGATACTGCATCTCAGATCAATGTTACTAACACTAACAACAACACTCTGTTCTACCCTGCGTTTATGGGTGGTAACACTGGTAATCAAGGTGTATTTGTTGACTCTGCTAACTTAACTTACAACCCATCTTCTAACACTCTATCTGTAAGTAACTTCGTTTCTACTACAAACTTCGAAGTTCAGGGTAACTTGAACGTTACTGGAACTATTGCATTCCACGAATCTCAAGTTAGTGATATCAGTAACCACAATACTGATGCTCTTACAGAAGGATCTACAAATCTATACTTCACAAACGAAAGAGTTGATGACAGAGTAAATGCTCTTATTGTTGCAGGTACAGGACTTACAAAAACTTATGACGATGCTGCTAACACATATACTTTAGCATTTGACTTTACAGAATACGATACTGATAACGTAGTTGAAGGATCAACCAACTTGTTCACCACTGCTGCTCGAACAAGGACACACTTTACTTACGGAACAGGTATTGAGTTGTCTGGTGGTGGTGAACTATCTGTGACACAAGCGGATATTGATACCGACAATGTTACTGAAGGATCTACAAATCTATTCACAACTGCTGCTAGAACTAGAACACACTTCACATATGGTACAGGTATTCAGTTAGATACTGGAACACTTTCTGTAACTCAGGCAGATATTAATACTGATAATGTTACTGAAGGATCTACAAACCTCTTTACTACTGCTGCAAGAACTCGTGGACACATTAGTGTAAGTGGAGACTTAGGATACAATGCTTCTACTGGTGTTATATCATACACAATCCCAACAACTATTGCATCTCTATCTAACCACGATACTGCTGATCTTGCTGAAGGAACTAACCTTTACTACACAGATGCAAGGGCAGATGCAAGAATTGCTGCTGCTGATACTGGAGATCTTACAGAAGGATCTAATCTATACTTCACAGATGCTAGAGCAAGAGCTGCGATCTCTGAGAACAGCACACAACTAGCATACAATTCCACTACTGGTGTACTAACATATACACAGGGTGATACTGACACAGTTGCAGAAGGATCAAGCAATCTATACTTTACTAACGCTCGTGCTGATGCTAGAATTGCTGCTGCTGATACCGATGATCTATCTGAAGGATCAACCAATCTTTATTACACAGACGCTAGAGCAGACGCTCGTGTAACAGCAGGTATCACTGGAAAACTTGATGCATCTGCTGTTAGCACATTTGGTCTAACACTGGTTGATGACGCTACAGCATCTGCTGCAAGGACAACTCTTGGACTTGGAACTGCTGCTACTACTGCATCATCTGATTATGCAACTGCTGCACAGGGTACACTTGCTGCATCTGCTACACAACCAGGCGACTTGGCAACTGTAGCAACCAGTGGAGCATATAATGACCTAACTGGCAAACCTACATTATTCTCTGGTGATTATGATGATCTATCTAACAAACCAACACTAGGTACTGCTGCTGCAACTGCAAGCACTGCATATGCAACTGCTGCACAAGGTACGAAGGCAGACGCTAACGATACTGACATAGATGACATCTATACTCAGTTAGTTGCTATTGGTAATAACAATGCTATTACCACAGTCGCACAACTTAAAACTGCACTACTCGCACTCGCAAGATCTTAATTATGAAACCATTCCCACTTAAATACGTACCGCTATTATTTGTACTTTGTTGCATAGCATCAATTACATTGAACGTAGCACCTGTACTTGCCAATCACTTACCAGTGATGTATGTACAAGTACCTCAGTGGGCAGATGATTGGGCAGTGTGTGCTGTAGATATACCTGACGCAAAATGTCATTGGTATGTTATGGCACCTGACAACACATTCGGTGAAGGATTCGACTGGGAGACTGCTCCTTGGTTCGATGCCAATGGTTTAAATGATGTTGCTCCTATGCAAAAAGAAACTGTTGTACAACAAATTCAATATCAAAAGTAATGGCTTCCCCTAATTCAAAAGCAACTTTAAAAGAGTACGCACTTCGTAGACTCGGTAATCCTGTATTGGAAATTAATGTTTCTGATGACCAGATTGATGATGCTTTAGATTATACATTACAAAAGTTTGAAGAATATCATTACGGTGGATCTGAAAGGATGTATATGAAACATCAGTTCACTGCTGAAGATATTGCAAGATTTCAAGGAGATACATCAGAGACAGGAACTGATACATTACAGGCAGGTAGTACAGGAACAGTATTTAAGACGCAGAATAATTATTTGATTATGCCTGATCATATTCGGGCAGTGAATGGTATCTTTACTTTCCAAGATAAAGGTACTGCTAATATGTTTGACATTAGATATCAGTTGAGATTGAATGATCTGTTCGATTTTACATCGACACAGTTTCATCATTACTATATGATTCAGACTCACCTCTCAACAATTAACTTCTTGTTGGAAGGAATGAAACCTACCAGATTTATGGCAGAGACTGGTAAGTTATACATTGATATGGATACTACAACAGATATGAGAGAAGGTGAGTATATGGTTATGGAATGTGTCAGTGCAATCGATCCTGTAAACTATCCTAAAATATATAATGTGATGTGGGTTAAAGATTATGCTACATCAATGATCAAGAAGCAGTGGGGAACAAATTTAACTAAGTTCCAAAATGTTCAGTTACCTGGTGGTGTTACTCTTAATGGCGAGAAGATTTATTCTGATGCTATTACAGAACTAGAAGCACTAGATGAACAACTTCGTACCACATACGAAACACCTCCTATGGATATGATAGGCTAATGGCTACTAATTCCTTTTTCACAATGGGAACTTCGGGGGAGCAAAACCTCGTAGGTTCTCTAGTCAAAGAACAGATTAAAATGTTTGGTGAGGATGTATATTACATTCCTAGAGTCATCGTGGATGAAGATCCTGCATTTGGTGAAGACTCTATGTCTAAATTTGATGACGCATATCTTATAGAAGCGTACCTAGAAAACGCACAAGGATTTGAAGGAGATGGAGATTTATACAGTAAGTTTGGTGTAAGAATATCTGATCAGGTTACATTTGTTATTGCAAGAGAAAGGTTCACAGAGTTAGTGGATGACAATGCCACACTTGTAGTGGAAGGTAGACCTAATGAAGGAGACTTGGTTTACTTCCCTCTAGCACAAAAGTTATTTCAAATACAGTACGTTGAATATGAAACTCCTTTCTTCCAGTTAGGTAAGATTCATACTTGGGGTCTGAAATGTGAACTCTTCGAGTTTAGTAATGAGAACTTTGACACAGGTGTTGATGCTATTGATGTAGTTGAAAGAAACTTCTCTACTACAATTACTCTTAACTTTGCAGAAGGTGGTAGTGGAACCTTCACTGCTGGTGAAACAATCGCAGGTGGTACATCTAATGTAACTGCTGAAGTTAAGTCGTTTGATTCTGCTACAAGACAACTACAAATCTACAATAGATCAGGTATCTTTACAATCCCAGAAACCGTTACTGGACAGACATCTGGAGCAGCGTGGACAACTGCCAGTTATAATACCCTAAATAATACTAACTCTGAGTTTGATCAGAATCAATTCTTTGAGACTCAGGCTGATGGAATACTTGACTTTAGTCAAGGAAATCCATTTGGTGAATTTGGAGGAGAAACTTAATGTTAGGAACGTATGCTTATAACGAAATATTTCGCAAGACTGTAATTGCATTTGGTACGCTATTCAATAATATTGAGATTAGACGTGCTGCTACTGGTGCAACTACCGAGGTTATGAAAGTACCCTTGGCATACGGTCCTAAAGATAAGTTTCTAGCAAGGTTAGCACAAGCTGGCACTGCTGAGGATAGAACAACTCAGATTACTTTACCTCGTATTTCATTTGAAATATCAGGTTTCTCTTATGACACCACAAGAAAAGTAGCACCGACTCAGATCATACGTCACGTAGACTCTAGTGACAAAACAAGAAAGGCATTTATGCCTGTACCATATAATGTTGATTTTGAATTAGCAATTCTTGCTAAAAATCAAGATGATGGTTTACAGATTCTTGAACAGATCTTACCAATCTTCCAACCAATGTTCACAGTAACAATTAATTTGGTTGATGCTATTGGTGAGAAGAAAGATTTTCCAATCATTCTTAATGGAGTTTCTTACGATGATGATTATGAAGGTGATTTCACAACACGGAGAACCTTAATTTACACCTTAACATTTTCTGCTAAGACATACTTGTACGGTCCTGTACCTGATATTAGCAGTAAGGTTATTAAGAAATCTATTGTTGATACTCATCTTAAGGTCGATACAACTGCTGCCAGAGAAGTCAGATACACAGTCACTCCAGATCCATTGACTGCTGAGGCTGATGACGACTTTGGATTCAATGAAATTAAATCGGAATGGCAAGATGGAAAAGCCCGCAATCCAGTCACAGGACAAGACGAGTAAGTACGACGGTATAGAGGAAGCTCTCGATGTAGAGACTTCTATATCACCTGTCGAAACTGAAGATATATCTTTGCAACAAGAACAAGTTAACAAAGATTACGAATATACTCGTGGCAACCTGTACTCACTTATTGAAAAAGGACAAGAAGCTGTTGATGGTATCTTAGATCTAGCACAACAGTCAGATAGTCCCAGAGCATATGAAGTTGCAGGTAATATGATTAAAAACGTTGCAGATACAACTGATAAGTTAATGGATCTGCAAAAGAAATTGCAAGAAGTTGAGGGAGGAGGTGTAGGACCTTCTGCTAAGAACGTTACTAACAACACTATGTTTGTTGGAAGTACCGCAGAACTTGCAAAATTTCTTAAGTCCCAAAAGGATAAATAGATAGTAAAAGGAATCAAGTCACAATGTCAGTTTTAAATGTATTAGATACTCAGACAGTGAGTGGTTCAGGCACTTCATATATTGTGGTGAAAACTGGTGTTGTACGTGCATACGCTGCTTCAGCATCCACGATCGCATTTGATGGAGGTCCTGCCATAACTCTTGCTGCTGGCGAAGCTGTTCTACTTTCAGTAGGCAAACCAAAGAACGCTAAGATCGCTGCTGCAACAGATGCTGCTGCAATGGTAATTACCCCAGAAGGATTTTCTAACGGTGGTCGTCATACTTTTAGTGTTGGAGATTATATCGAAACCGTAGATGGTGGTGATACAGATGGATTTACATCTGACTTTGAATCTGCTGCTTCAGGTGGTAAGAAGGTAACAGCAATCACTGCTACTTCTATCACAACAGATTACGATTCATCTGGTGCAAGTGGAGACTATGCTCTCAGTGCTGCTGATGCAACTGCTGGAGATATTCCATTAGTGAAGCGTGCAGTTAAATGTGTCGCAGGTGGTAACGCTGTTATCCTTGAGCAAGTGCAAATTGTAGGTGGTTAAATGTCAGACGATAGACTTAAAAAACAAAAGAGTTTTATCGATAAGAAGCAACTGATGCTTAACTTTCGTAAGTTAAGACTTCAGAGGAAAGCTGTAGCACAAAAGGCAGACACTGATATGCAGATGCAAACTCAGTCCTTTAAGATAAAACCGTTCGGACAGTTCATAACTGAGGGTGGTTTAGCACGTGCTATTGAAAAATCTAAGACTAAAGTTACTGGACACATCAGTGCTGACAGAGGTTCTGACGAAAAGAAAAATCGTGATAAGCGTAAAGGATTAGAGAAAGATCTCAAGAAGAAGGGTATCGGATATAAGAAGGGTGTCGGACAGTACAAGTATGACGATGGTAAAACTGGCACAGAGGTTTCCTATCACACCACAAAACCTGATAAAATGTCGAAGCGTCGTTTCGGAAAACTCTCCAGACGACTCGGTAGAAAACACGGACAAGAGTCTGTGATTACGAAGGATAAAGCGAAACCTGCAAAATTGCACTATACTGATAAGAGTGGTAAGAAATCCGAGTCTATCGGTAAAACTAAAGCTGGAAAGCATCCTGGTGGATATGGTGAAACATCTTCTACTAACGTGCGTTCTGGTAAACTTCCTAAAAAAGTAAAGGACAAAAAACTACATTATGACAACTGAATGGGACGATTCTAATTGGAGGGAGGAGCAGAAAGCTTTTACTTCTAATAAAAGACATCTTGAATTACTAGAGAACGGACCTAAGAGTCTGTCTCAATCTTGGATCCTTCAAGCATTGCATCAGCAATGGATGAAAAGGAATGGATATAAATATCCAGACACAGAAAACAAAGGTCAACTGCAATCATCATTTAAGGAGTGGAACGATGGCACTAAAGTGTAAATACTGTGGACTTATTGTTCCTAGCAGTAAACCAAACCCAGAAAAGTGGTTACATAAACACGAGATGAATTGTGCTCGTAACCCAAATAACAATAAAACAAGCGGACCTATAGGTACAGAATAATGGCATTGTCAGATAAGACACAGAAACTATTTGACAAGGTGGTAGAATGGGATAGAACTTTGGCAAAAAAGTTCCAAACCAAATTTAACTTGACAGATTATCAGATGCTGTGTATAGCTTTTGGTAAGGGTTTCATCATCGGAGCACTACTACTGTAACAGCCTGAACTAAATAAATTTATTATGAGTCCAGAATCACACCCGAAACGCTACTATACAAAAGCAGAAGTTGATGTATTAATAGCAGCAACTATTGCAGAAGCTAGAGAAATCGATGAAGCTTCAATGCGTAAACATAACCGAGAAGCAACTGTTATAAGTATGATTCTCGGTTTTACTACACTTGCCCTCTTTATAGATGGTCTTCTTAGAATCCTTGGTATCATTCCTCCCTTTATGGATTTGGATGTTAACGTAATTGATGATATAATAGATAAGGTAAAGGGAGATTTAATTCCTATTATCGAATCTTCTAAGAAAATTATTATTAGATAATTATGTCTACAAAAACTGTGAAGAGACGCAACCAACTTAAGTCTCGTTTTTATTATTACTTTTGGGGTGCAGCAACCCTTGCGGTTGTCTCAGGTCAATGGTATGTTGGGTCTGGATACAGACAAATGTCAAGATCTATTAATAGAATCCTTGATGCTACTATCGAAGTATTGGAAGCACCTATGCGACCACCTACAGGTAGATACTATCCACTTGTTCCTCAACCAGATCTGACTGAGGACAGTATTGATCCTTATATATACCTTGAAAGGGATGAAAGACAATCCGAAATACAGCGACATAAAATCGCTATATGAACTTTATGAAGAAAACTACAAACTCCAAGATATGATTCAAATCTACCAAGAAGAGATTCAAAAACTTGTTATAGAGAAAGAGAACTTACATCAAGAAGTTATTTTTCTACGTCAACAACTGAAGTATAAAACTTTAGGAAATGATGAAACTAAAAAAGACCCCGATTAAAGGGTCTTTTTTTATGTCTTTTAAATCATTGAATTAGAGTAAAACCTCCCTACAGATTCGTTTGCAACTGGGTTGAGATCCTTCGCACTCAATCAAGCAGTCGAAATAGTCGTTCATATTATCCGAATATGTGGAGTCGGTCGGTTCTAAATGATTCCATTCTGCCAGTTGATTGCTAGGAAATTGTTTCATTCATTTCTCCGTACCTTGGACATCATCATATAACTGAAAGGAGTCATAGTTCCCTCTCTGCGACTGATTTATTTATGTTCAAACGCAAACTTTGACCGAACCTATGTAAACTAAAATAAATACCTAGGAGCAAATACTTAGTCTATGGTTGTCTGGGGTGTTATCTGGATGATTGCCATTTTACTGGTGATAGTATCGTGGTATATCTACTATATACTTCGTATGGCATATGCGGAGATGAACGATGGGAGCAATGGTACCCCCAAGTCGGAAGAGTTGTTACAACTTCCGAGTGACAGAAATAGTGAAAGTAGTTGATGGTGATACCATTGACGTAATTATTGATCTAGGATTCGACCTCTATAAAAAAGAAAGGGTTCGTATAGCTGGCATCGATACTCCTGAGAAAAGGACTAGAGACTTGGAAGAAAAGGAGTTAGGTATTGATGCAACTAACTGGATGAAAGGAACATTAGAAGACACAATTAATGGAGAAGATGAACTTACTATCAGAACCGAACTTAAAGGTGGTATGGGTAAGTACGGTCGGCTTTTGGGTTGGTTATATGTTGGCGAAAGCGATGTATCGTTGAATGAACAGATGATTGAAGAGGGATATGCTTGGCCATATGATGGTGGATCTAAGAATAAGAACTTCCAAGAACTCAAAGACATCCGTATTGCACAAGGTACATATCAAGGAGACATTGAATATCCTGACGGTACACACGAAATAAATGGCTGATAATCAGATCTATCTCGGTAACCCGAATCTAAAAAAAGCAAATGTAATGACAAACTTCACACCTAGACAGGTGAAGGAGTTTGTTAAGTGCAGCAATGATCCAATCTATTTTATACGTAAGTATATTAAGATCGTGTCTCTGGATGATGGTGTCATCCCATTTGATATGTACGATTTCCAAGAGGAAATGGTTACAAGTTTTCACGAGAATAGATTTAATATAGCAAAGTTACCTCGTCAGTCAGGTAAATCAACTGTTGTTACATCGTACCTATTGTGGTATGTAATTTTTAATCCAAATGTCAACGTCGCAATCCTCGCAAACAAAGCTCCCACTGCTAGAGAGATGTTGGGACGTTTACAGCTCAGTTATGAGAACCTTCCTAAATGGATGCAGCAAGGTATTATTGGTTGGAACAAGGGGTCAGTCGAA